CCTACTTTCTCGGTAGGTAAATCAGCCTAGACAGGTTTTGTTGCCTCTGTCGGTGATACCCCGAAAACGGCTTGCCAGCGCTGTTTTGCGATGATTGGGTCGTTGGCGACGTGCGGGTCAATCTCTATGTGATACCAGTCGCCCTGCTCGACACTCGGTAGCGGTTGCCATGTGCCACGATCACATTTCCAACTTCTTTGCATTTGATAATCAATTATGAGCTGAATGCCCAAATGGTCTGCGTTTTCTAAACACTTAACAATAAACGCAAGTGACGCTTTGCGGCCGTCTGCTTTGCCAAGCTTCTTTTGGTTAAGCCAACGGTACGACAAGTCCATTGCAAGCCCTCGAGCATGGTTGCTGATCGTGCCGGGTCTGTTGCGTACGTCGCGCATTACCCATGTGCCGTTATTCCACAAACTGCCACCACTATGCAAACATGCAAGTCGCGCCCACTCGGCTGTGCCAGCCAACGCAGACTTTACGACTGGCTGTTGCGTAACTATGTAAGCGCGATTAGGCATTTTATTTAGTTTGTTTTTTAATGCCGTTAGACGCAACAATGCCTGACAATGTGCCAGTCAAAAACACAACAATAGTTGACATTAGGTCAATAAACGCTGCGTCGTTTGGTGCTTGTTTTTCAGGTTGCGACACAAACAACAGGCCGTAGGTCATGCCTAAAACTATTGTGCTAAAAACTATGGCCAGTAGTACGCCTACGGTGACGATCATGCGTGCATGCAATTCGTCTGACGTGTATCTGTGTCGAGTCACGGTGTCATGCCGCATCGGTCAGGCACGTTGCAGTTATCTAACGTCATGTTTTTGACGCGTAATTTGACGGTGATTGTGTTGTCGCGTGTACTTTCGCAAGCGGTCAACACAATAAGTATTGCCAAACTAGCCAAGTAGTGCGGCGGCTTCATCTGCTGTTAACCCAAGTTTGTCAAGTACGGCTTGGCGTGCTTCGGCTTTGGCGGCTGCTTCGTCTGCTTGTGTTTTTGCTTCGACTTTTGCGATTGTTTGCCAAGCCTTGTGTGCTGTTTCTTCGGCTTCGGTCATATCGCGGTCTGTGCCGTTGTCGTTAATTTTTAATGCCATAATTTATACCGTCTTTGAGTAGCCGTAAACTGTGTAACTGCCTGTAAATGTGCCTGATGTACCAGTAAATTTTATTCCGTCAAACGCTGTGCTGGCTGATTGGTTGCCAAAAAACATAGCAATATTTGGACTTGTATAAGCAGAAGTTTGTCTAGCGTTTAATGATTGAACAAAAGTAGGTGCAGCAAGTTGCGGTCCGTTTAATTCTAAAGTTATTGAACTTGCAACGCTTGTTGAATTTTGACCAATAGGAAAACTAGTTTGCGAAGTTGCTTGTGCACCTGTGTTTGTAGTGCTTGTGCTTGTAAATGACTGATAGTTGTAACCTGTTGCAGTATCTACAGTCGCCGCACGAAATTGCATTAAAAAATCTGAACCAGTCGTGCCTTGGAAACGAATAATAATTCTATAATTTGTATAAGTGCTAGTAAAAATACTGTCAGCCGTAACACTTGCCGCTGCACTAAACGCTGTTTCAGCTTGAACACAAACAAGACCCGGCGTAATGCCAACGGTCTGCCACGCTGCACCGTCATAATATTGCGTCGTATTAGTTGCTTCAATATAAGCAAATTGACCTTCGGCAAGCGTTTTTTCACCTGCACCACCAAACGCTGCGTCGCGCGTAACCGTTGTAGCAAAAACAGGTATGCCAGTATTTATTTCGGTTTGTTGTTGAGCCGTTAAAACTTGGCCTGCTGTAAATACTGGTACTGCTGTCTGCGCGTTTGCACCCATAATTGCCTACTTTAGCCTAAGACGTTGTCAGCGTTGATGATACCAAACGACGTGTCGTCAAGTATTAATTCATAAACGACAATGGTTGGTGATGTGTAATAAGTGACGCTATGCCCTGCATTGACGCTGATCGTATGTTCAATGCCTTCGACTGCCAGTTCCTGTGCTAACTGCGTAGTCGTCACGCCTGACACAAAAGACTTCTCAATCGTAATGGTGTCGCCTACGTCAATCACGGCCACCGTGTCACGCTGCGCGCTAGTTAACAAAGCAAACGATGTAGCCAATGACGTGTATCGTGCTTCAGGCTCAGGGTCGAGCAAATAGATTGCCAAGTCAAGCGCTGCCGTGTCGTTATGCAAAAGGCTGTTAGTGATGCTGTAAGTCTGCACAAAATACTTTGCTTGACTACCAGCGTCGTCAGCGACTTGAGGATTGTTGCTGCCAAGTATTTGTACGACTGCACGGTTAGTTACTTGATCGGCTTCAAAAGTTATGCCTACGCCGTTGTACGGTATCTCTGTGCCGTCGTCATGAAAGTCTGCTACCGACGGTGTGAGCGTTGTGCCTAGTCGAGCGTCAAACACTAGATCGCCGTCACGCGACATAAACAGGCGACCTTGCTCGGCGACGTTTACGTTAGCCAAATAGCCAAGCACGTTTGTGCCCTGCGGAATTGTAAACGCCGCTGCACCGCCAAGCGTCTGTGTACCTGTAGCAATGTCACGCGTTAACGCTGGGAACGCAACTTCAGGCCGATCTAGTACCGCTGTGACTCGAGCGCTAGACAACTGCTCGCTAACGTTAAATTCGTCTAAATATGTTTGTGCCAGCAAATAGAAATCGTCTGCACAAAACACGGTCACGGTGTCAAGACCGCCCAACGCAAAGTTGTAGTCATAATTCACGATCACGCCGACAAAAAGGTACTCTTTAACGTTTAGCGAACTGTAACGCGATAGACGCACTCGACGCATAGGTGCAAGACCCGGTTGGCTTAACGGTGTGTCGTAGTACGGCGATTGCGTGTCAAACGGGTTAAAAATACCTGCCGTGTCAAGCATCGTAAACGACATAGTGCCAGCACTAAATTGGTCGCCCTGATCGCGACGGCCGCGCCTAACTGTGATGCTGTTTACGCCGTCAAGCACGCTTGCAAAATCTGTTGTACCGTCAAGCACATATTCGGTGTTATTAAGTACGCCAGCCGTTAAGTCGTCAAGCAAAAATGCGTCTTGAATAAACCCTGTGTCAATCTCTAAGTCATAGTTGCCACTAGCAACAACGGCTGTACCTGCCATTACGACGCAATCTGTAAATCGAGTGGCCCGTTAGTGCGCTGGTAGGCCAACAAACTGTTTAACACGCTTTGCCCGATCTCGGCGCTAGTTGACATACCGCCCGTCACGTTTATTGTCACGCCACCACTACTACGCGCTGCAATGCGCTCAGCGTTGCCAAACGTAGTTAGACCGCCTTGTATGGTCACTAGGTCGCCACCGCCACCAATACCGCCACCGCCACCACCGCCGCCACCGGCTCGACTACCGCCGCCGCCACCGCCAATGATCGCTGGGGGCAAACTAGGCATAATCGGCAAACTAGGTGTAATACTGCCCGTGCCACCCTCTCGAGCCTGCCCACCGCTAGTCGCAGCGCCACCGCCACCAATACGACCCAAGTTGATTGTCGGCAACTTGCCAATATCAGTAAACGGGTTTATCAAATTCATGCCGTCAATAATTAAGTTAATTGCACCGATAAACGAATTAGCAAACAATTCAAAACCAGCAATTAAACTGTTTAAAACAAAATTGACAACGTTGCGAAATCCCTCAAATTTTGTGTACGCAACTGCAAGACCAGTAACAAGCGCCGCAATGCCAATTGCAATAAGCGTAAACGGGTTAGCAGCCATAGCAAAATTGACTGCCAAAATCGCTGTAGAAATAGCCATAATCGTGCTGGCAACAAACAAAAATGCTTTCGGGTTTTGTTGCGCCCAGTCAGCCATGCGTTGCAAAACTGGCAACACTTTTTGCAACACGGGCAACAAACCTGCACCAATGCTTTCTTGTGTTTCAGCCAAACTGTTTTTTAATATCTTAAACTGACCTGCAGCGGTGTTGGCAGACTTTGCGGCCGCGCCACCAAAGTTGTCATTTAACGCAAGCATTACCGTGTCGAGTGACGCACCGTCTTTAATCATGCCCTTCATCTCAGGCGACAAC